TTTTTGAAACTTTTTTAAAACTTTTTTCATCAAGTGCTACTACCGCAACATACCATAGTCCGTACGGGATTCGAACCCGTGTTACCGCCGTGAAAAGGCGGTGTCTTAACCCCTTGACCAACGGACCAGAGTTGTTATTTTCAACTCTTACTATTATACAGCCTTTTTATTTTTTGTCAACTACTTTTTTAAAATTTTTTAATTAATTTTACAACTGCTTCCGTTCGAGCAGTGTGTGGGAACATATCGACCGACTGGATATAATGAAGATCATAGACTTCTACTAAGCGCACTAAATCACGAGCCAAGGTCGAAACATTGCAAGAAATATAGACCATTTTTTCTGGTACATAGGTAAGAATTGTATCTAATAACTTGTCATCCAGACCTGTACGTGGTGGATCTACGATCAGAGCATCTGCTCGGTATCCTTCCTTGTACCAACGAGGAATAATCTCTTCTGCTGTTCCAACTTCATAATGAGTATTGTCAAATCTCATTCTTTTAGCATTTCGCTTGGCATCTTCAATAGCTTCTGGAATAATATCCATACCTCTTAGTGTTTTAACTTTCTGTGCGAAGGCAAATCCAATCGTTCCAACTCCACAATAAGCGTCAATCAAATGGTCTTCTTTATTAACATCCAAGGCTTTCACCGCCTCGCTATAGAGGACTTCTGTTTGTTCGGGATTTAGTTGATAGAAAGCTCTAGGAGATAGTGAAAATTCATAATCGAGTACACCTTCTTGAATACTCTCTTCTCCCCAGATAATCTCTGTCTTTTCACCATAAATCTCACTGGTTTTAGCTGTATTTGTATTCACAGCTACTGTCACAACTTCTGGAAAATCTTTAACTAAGTCTTTTACTAGTTGGGTTAAATTAAGCTGACGATTTGTAACAATAATAATCTGAACCTGTCCAGTCTTTCTTGCTCGTCGAACCATTATAGTTCTAACACCTAGAAATTTTCTCTCATCCGTGATTGGAATTTGGTGAAAAGTAAGTAATTCTGCTAGACGATTAGCAATCACTTGGGTTTCCTTATCTTGTACTAGGCAGTCTTTCAACTCTACCAAATAATGAGAGTTTTCTGCATACAGACCTGCCTTGACCTGATTTTTAAATTTTCGAGTCTGAAATTGTAACTTAGCACGATAGTACTTGGGTTCCTGCATTCCAATAGTTGGACGAATTTCATAGTTTTCATATCCTGCAGGGGCGAATTTTTTCAGTGCTTGGTGAAGTAGGTCCGTCTTGAACTCTAGCTGCTTATCATAATGCAGGTGCATGATTTGGCAACCACCACATTCATTATAGATAGTACAAGCTGGCACAACTCGAAATTTAGACTTCTTGTTGACCTTCAGTAATTTTGCCTCAACAAAGTTACGTTTAATAGAAGTAATCTGACAATAGATATCTTCTCCTTTTAGGGCTCCAGGTACAAAGACTAATGTTTTTTGGTAAAAGCCGATTCCCTCACCATTAATTCCCATGCGCTTGATTTTTAATGGTATTTTTTGTTTCACTTTCAGATTCATACCCCTATCTTATCACATTTTGAGTTATTCCGCTACCGCTTGATTTTTATATTTCATTAGTAAGTAAAGGCCTTGATATTCCTGATTTTCTTTAAAATCATATTTCCTTATATTTTCTTTAAATTCTTTAAAAGTTCCTAAAAATGTTCACAAAAAAAGCCCCATAAAGGAGCCACTATACTATATGATGAGTTCAGCAGGCAAGAAACTAGCACGGTCAAACGTGCTTTTTTATTACCTATCACCATTATACCATATATCACCAACCTATATATTCAGAAATCTAAAAGCCCCTAGATTCATTTCTAAGGGTTTCTAGTTTATTAATGGAGTTTTATATGATGAAGCCCTAAAACGGGGCGTCCTAGACTCCAGTTATTCAGCTGATGGCTACTTATATGCTTCTAATTCTCCGTTCTGGTGGATTCTAGCAAAGTTTAAGACAGCTATCTGTTTGTATCGTTGGTAGCTAGTGGATTTTGTCCCAGCAATTTCTAAGCATTCACTTACTGTTTTCTTCCTCATGTAACAATAATGGATAATAAAGTATTTTCTGGCTCGCTTGTTCTCTATCTTATTGATATCATAGACAAATGTTTCTAGACTCTCTCTGATTGCCTTTTCATGCTTACTAGTCAAATTCCACTGATCAGTTAAGACAAGTTTCCAAGCCTCTTCGTCTATTGTAACTTGGTTTTCACTTCCTGCCATCCTCTGGAATCTCAGAAAGTAGGTCATTCGCTTTCTGACGTTCATCATCGTTTTAAACTTATCCAGCTCCATTTTTAACGACAACCTTTCTACTCCTGTAACTTATGCCTAGCTCGATCTTCTTCTAGGATTCCCAAACTTGGCAATCCTTTCATCTCGTTTTCTTTTACGTTCTTCAGCAGACTCTATTCCTATCTGTTTTCGACGCTCCACATCTTCTTTATTGATATTACTCCATTTTCTGGTATGTACATTCTGCCGTCTACCATCTTGCGGATAATATTCAACGGTACACCTACAATTACTATGACGTCTATAAATATCATGGGGAACTGAAGGATATTTATAACTGCCTTCCAGTTCTTGACACCACTTACAACACTTCCCAGCCGTTCGCCTAGTAATTTTAGGGCTAAGTCCTGCTTTATACTGAAATACCACATTTCTTTGAATCGTATCATCTACAATACTCTGAGTAAAATTAACAATCGTTTCACCTACTAACCATTTTACAGCTCCAAAATCGTCTTCACTAGCTAAACGATTTACTAAGCCGTCAATCCTATCTTGATTCAACTCAGGAACTTGAGCAGGAATGCGAAGGTTAGCCCTAAGATTTAAATCTTCTTGAACTTTTTCAGTATAATCACTTACAAGGTCATAGTTTCGACCTAAAACATCTTCTAGCAATCGTTTAGCGATATTATAGTACATCTTACCATCTGGTAAGCTTTCATTACTCAAGTAAGCTCCTAAGACCTTTGCGAGTATTTCACCAATTTCTATAGCATATTGATTGGCGTCCAGATAATTAGCTTTATTCTCTTCTAGCTTTTCTAGTAACTCTTCCAGAATCTCACTATCAAGCCTAGCTTTTTCAAATTCGTCCTTAATTTTCTGGAGTAGACTCGGAAACATATCTTCCACCATCTGCAACCTCCTTCACTACTGGAGCAGGCTTGTCTGACCCTTTGATTCCAGTCAAGTCACGGATGGTTTCAGCATCCATATAGCCAGGCACCGCTTGATTCAGCTTAATAACACCATCACCAATCAAGGTCAACATGTTAGCGTCCGCCTCAAACAAAGGCTCCCACTTCACTGCCGTTTTATTGAACTGCTTTCGCAAATACGGAAACTCATCACGTAAACAAGTAGCCACATAAGCTACATTCAGCAGACCAGAACCCAGAGAGCGCTGAGCCTTCCGACCAGCTAACCGCAAGTTCTCATGACTAGCCTTGATAGCTTCAACAGAAGACGGATTGTCAGACACAAAACCAAGGTCATCCAAGGTCAAGCCCATCTCCCCAGCAAAGCCAGCAGCTGCAGTCCGTAACTGCTCAGTAAAAGGCGACATGCTGGATGTGGTGAATTGACCCACGTTCGGCTTTTCCCCCTCATCATCTTTGGTAAAGGTTAGCAAGCTAGATACAGTTGCTTTCCAAGTATCAATCGCCTCAGCATCTTGACTCAATCCCAACACATACTTCTGAGGGAATGAATAGAACTCGGCAGTAACATCTGACCGCACAAGCGTTCGTTTAGCATATCTCTGATAGTACATCCCAGCCTTAGTAATTCGTGACCGACCAAACGGCCGAACAGCATCAGGTCTATGAATGACTGGCACCAGCAAAGGAACACCCGTCGGATTTTCGATTGCAAACGGCTTTCCATCTTTAGGATAGAACCAAGTCACATCACTAGTAAAATAAGCCTCAAGCACGGCATAACCATTGTCGTCTCGCTTCAGTACTGCATATCCCTCAGTCAGCAAGCCAGTGATAGGATCCAGAACACCAGTTGCATTACTCGCCTCGATAACCTGCAACCTAGGAGCATCATCGTCCCCTTGCGAAATGTAAACAAAACAACACGACCCAATCAGAGCCGAAAGAATCGCGCTATCAAAGAATACATCTGGATTGTTCTGAGCAAAGATTTCATTCGCCTCAAATTCGTCGTTAGCAAACTCACGAAAGACCAAACGATCTGCAAGACTGTCAACACCCTTAGCAGTCCAACCTAAGACCGCTCGATATTGTTGCCTGATTTGAGGTGGTATCGTAATACCAACATCTACCTCATTGTGTTGCATAGCATACTGTTTGTATCTAGTATCTACACCCATTTTGTAATTGGCTAGCTTCTTCCTGAGATAGCCCATACCTTTTAATGTCATTTTATACAACTACCTTTCATTTCCCGCGAGAAAAAATGTACAGTGACGGTGTGAAGTTCGGGAGCACCGAGGGGGAGGGGGGTATCCCCCCATCTTCTCCCTGATTGCTCCAACCTCTTTCACCAAAAAATATTTTTCTGTCTCGCTTTATTAAAAAAATTTTTTAAATTATTTTTTATAGAATCTTTAAAATAAATCTTTCAGCATTTTACTCATCGCTTTGTTAATTTTTTTCTGGTGTTCATTTGGCATTGATAGACGCCGGCTGACTTCTCTGTCAACCTCTTTGCGCTTCTCTTCCGTCAAGCGTTCAATCTCTTGCTGGTGCTCTCTTTCCTTCTTTTCTTTTAATAGTTCACCGGAACGATCTATGACAGCTTGCCACTTGGCGTCTCTTGCTATATAGCCTTGTCTCTGACGTTCCCAAGCGTCTTCAATTTGTTTAGTTTTCTCTTCATAAATCTCAGCAGATTTTTCTGCTAGATGCTTCCCGTATTCGTTTAAATCAAACTTACCAGTAGGTAGGGTCATTCTATATACCTCATCTTTCTATTTGTTAGTAGGGGGGATACCTGAAGGGGGGAGGGGATATTTTAATTTTATTCCCTTTTGAAATTCTCAGCCATTTCATTCAATCTATATCTATGGGCGTACAGTGCATCTCTTGGTTCATAGGATAAACCAGAATAGAAACCACTTAAAAACCAACCGTTCTTATTTTTTTTATAATCTTCGTTATTTTTAGAGATATCCTTTTCAAGTTTTTTGAGTATACTATCAACATACTCTGCTTCTTTCAAAGAGTCATCCCCAAGTTTTACAATCTCCATCACTTTCTTTCTCGCTGGTTCATAGAAAGTTTTTTGCTGTTCATCGGCCAATCTATAAACATCTGCAACCATCGCATGGTATTCATCATAAGTGATTATAGGGTCTTCAGTTAATTCTTTCAAACGTCCCTCATGAAATTCTTTTGTACGTTCTGCCGTCCATAAGTCACCTTTTGCTTCAACGTATTTTTCTGAGTTGATTTCTTTTTGAGCCTGTACCAGCTTGGCTTGAGCGTCTGAAATAGCTTGGTCTGCTTTAACCAGTTCCGCCTCAGTCATCTCAATAGCTTTCTTATTCTGTTCAATCAGTTTGTCAATTTTAGTTTCAATAGTTTGTAATGTTTCCATGTTCTTTTATTCCTCATTTCTTTTGATTGTGCTTATTGGTTTCAACTCTCTACTGGATCTTTATTCCTCATTACTTCCTCTTTCTCAAAACAAAAAGAGGCGTAACAAAAAAGCTACTTAGCTTTAATGTTACGCCTCTAGTTGTCTAGTCAGCTATCTTTCTTTAATTGTTGTTTCAATCTGGACAATGTTGCCATCTTGACTAGTAAATACCACGCTTCCGAAGTCTGGTATTTTCTTCATCTCTATTATACCATTTTTGTTAAAGATAATAAAGTTATCCTGTAAAAATGGAGTGTAGTCTTTGGTTGGATTCATCTGTTTTTCCTCTCTTTTTTGGTGCCATATATTTAACATATCTTCTATTTTGTGACTTTCGAGAACTTTTTAGAATCCCTTTTATATCAAGGGGATAGGCCTGTTTTCTATTTTTGAATTTACATTTTCTCATTATGTAAAATTGAACGACTATTTAGTAGTCAAATGTTAGTATACTCTGGTCTAGTTCGTCTTGAGTATAGCCGATATATCCAAGTGTAATCTCTGGTGTTGAATGGTTAAATATTCTTTGTAGAATAGCTACATCACCATTCTTTTTGTAATGATGATAGCCGAATGTCTTTCTCATTGAGTGGGTTCCTATATTTTCAATCCCACATTTATTCCCAGCTTCTTTTAAAATTTTATACACTTGGGTTCTTGAAATATGACAAATTTTTACTCCCTTGCCATTCTCTCTTTTTCTGCTCGGAAATAAAAAATTATATTCTTTGAGTTGTTTATTCTCAATGTATTGATTTAAGGCTTTTCTTAATTGTTGATTTATTGGAAAACGTCTTATTTTGCCTGTTTTTTTCTCCCTTATTTCAATTTTATCTTCTATGATTTGTTTGACTTTAATTGGAATAATATCACTAACTCGTAAACCTGTATAAATTCCAAATAGGAATAATACGTAATCTCGTTCATTCTTCCTTCTCAAAAAATCCTTAATTCTTTCGATGTCATCAGTATCTCTAATAGGGTCAACTACTTTCATTTTCAAACCTCTCTTAAAAAAATTCTTAGAGTTCATAAAAAAGTGTAGTCATTTTGGGATATCTAGTGACTACGCTATCCACCTTACAGTCCCAAGGCTTTTCGCCATGCGTAGTCATGTAGTCACCTTGCTCCCAAAAAAATAAACAATAAACGCCTTTTATCTCTTATCTTCATATACTCTTTAATAAATAGAAAATAACTACATTTTTATATAAAAGTCAATAATATCAAGGGTTTAGGGGTGTAGTCAGTAAAATAGTAAAAACAACACTTTTTTCTAACCCCTTATGTATCAAGGGTTTTCTTCCTATTTAAAATGTAGTCACTTTTTAAAAATAAACTACACTGACTACATTTTTTTAACGTAAGCTGGTTTAATACTTTTACCAAATCTTGTTGATCGCCTATGTTCCCAGCCGTCTCGGTTTTGCATATACTTTTTAACCTTAGCCTTATCCTTTGGCGGTACTTTGTCAGTCAAATACACCTCTTGAAAAAATAGGTTAATGGTCATCTTATCCCTATCTACCAGCTCGCCATAGGTGTCTGTGTCCAGTTCAACCGTTCCGCCCCTGTTATTTCTATAGTATCCCTCGTTCATCATATCATAGATATAATAGCATCGCGTCCTGTCGGTAATCGGGAACTGATACATTCTTTTTGGGTAAGGAGTGCCTAAATAGCGCTCCAAATCCTCAAGGGTTTCATCAACAAACTTGTAACGGCTTCTAACCTCATTTACTAGCTTTTCCTGCTCGTCTGTCAGGTTCAAGACTTGGTTAGCTCTCCAAGCCATCACCATAGCACCCCAAAAGTGTCTACGGTCTTTCTCTGTCCACTTCCTGCCCCTATAAGCGGTGTCTTTGTGTACCTCAGCAACCAGAAAGCGCCTTTCTCCTGTCAGGTCGTTTAAATAATCATGGTCATTGGTTGCCCTCACAATAATAAAACTCTTAGGCAATCGCCTGTCGCTGGAGGCGTAAGGCGGTCTAAACTCCAGCTTGGTTTCTGTGATGAATTTCTTCAATTCTGAAAAACTAGCCTTTTTACTGGCCACCATCTCATCATCAAATACACACCAGTTTCTTACCATTCTAGCCTTGTCATCTTTATCTGTGAAGGTCTCAACGGTTGTAAAATACTTGTGAGTAAAAAGCCCCTCAAAAAATTGGGTCTTTCCTACTCCCTGCCTTCCAGTCAAGTCCAGCACAAAGTCAAACTTAACAGTAGGGTCAAACACCTTGGCAACCGCTCCACGGAAAAACAAGTCCATAATAATACGGTTATATTCGTCATCCTTGATATTGAGATAATGCCTTAAAATATCAAAGGGATCACGCTGATTCACTAACTTTTTATACTCGCTTTCGCAAGATTCCAGATAGTCTTTCAAGGGATTGTAGCTATGTTCTCCAGCCACCACTTCTAAGATATCAGCGATATCCCCTTTTTTATAATCCATCTTATACTTGGTAGCAATATATGCCCTAATCTCTCTGATAATCAGGTCATCGATTGTACCGCTCAAGGTTCTACCATTTAACTTAATAGACTTGGTAACGTCAATTTCATATGTAAAAGTGTTGTACTGGATCGCCCCTTTTAGCTTACTATCCCCACTCAAAATCTTCTTGAGATTGTCCAAGGTGATGACAAAGCCTTTTCCTTTGGTTTTAGGAGTTAAATCTAGTCTATTGTTTTCCTCACTTGTCTCCCTTGCTTGGGTCAAGTCTACCACGGTAGGCGGTATTTGTTGCTGATTCTCTTCGATGATTTTACTTACAATTTCTTCACTATTCAAAAGCCACCTCCTTATAGAATTTTGTCGCTACTTCTAGGAAATAGCTGGCTAGGTCTTTCCGTTTGACGATTGCAGAAAACAAATCCACCAACTGACTAAAACTGTAGCCGTTTACAAATAGCAGTCGGACAAAAAGTGAAGTCTCATATCTGGTATAAATGCCATTACAAATCAGGTCAAAAATCCAGCCTTTTAACTCCACTCCAAGCACCTGCCGTTGCTCAGTCAATTTGTTTACCTCTAATTCTTTCAGAATCGTCAGCAAGTCAGGACTGGCCAAAGCTATCTCCAAGTCTCTAATTAATTTCCAACCCTCTACTTGCTCTTTTTCGTCTTTGACAGCCACATACAAGCCTTTATAGTGGAAGTACGTCAGCGTCTCGCCTATCGGTTCAAAGTAGATTAATTTGAAGTGTTCCCCATTCTTCCAAGCTTGGGTAGGGGTAGACTTGAGAAAGCCAAATAAGGCCAATTTGTCACTAGACAAAGTTAACTCTATCACTCTCATTCTCCCACCCCCATAAACTTACGGATCTCGTCCACTTTATAATAAACTTTTCTGCTATCGTCTCCTGGAGGCTGATAACGCTTCAAGCCCATTCTTTCCCATTTTTGCAAGGTCAGGTATTTTATATCTAACTCTTCCTGTACTCGTTTTGCGGAAATCAACCCAATGATTCGGGGAGGTATTTTCTCATGACTTTTCAGGTAACGTTCTAAGGCTTCTAATATTTTTTTTTGAATTTCTTCAATCATTCTTTCAAACATATCATCACCTCCACGGCTTAATGCTTGCAAGTTGGATATATCTCCCATAGTCAGGGCTTAAACTCTCACTAGGTCTTTCTCCTAGTTTCCTGTTTTCTCGCTCCATTTGAGCGCACTTTTTGCGGTCTCGATGATTTAGATATATGAGAAGGCCAATCAAAATCACGGTAAAAATAAGCGCCTGTGTATTGCTTATATCTAGTTCGTTCATTTTAAAAGCCCCCTTTTTTGTAAATCAGAAACTACTAAACTTCGTAAATACGTCCAAGTTGAAGCAGTCTCATGAGTAATACCATTACTTAACTTGTTTTCGCTTATGACTTGATTTAAGTAATTGAATAGTAACCAGTCAGGTTTCTTATTGTACATTTCTGCACGCTCATCGTCATATTTTTTTAATTCTCCCAGCAAGTTCTCAACATTCTTATTATAAAATTCTTCATGACTCGCTTCCTGCATCTTGTACGCTTCAGATAATTTATAAAAACTTAGCCATAGATCAGTAATTACTGAATTACAATCTTCGACAATTTCCATAGCGCCAATATGATTCTTAGAATTATGCCACTCTGATAAAATATCTAGCTTTTCCTCTACAAGTGCCAACTCTTTTTCAAATTCTTTAAAATAATCATTCATATTTTTACCTTTTTCTTTTGGTTTGCCTGTTTCCTATACACGATTACCACCACTCCAAACGCTGGGCTTTTGCCCCAAGTTGACGAACGCTTGTAGTGATGTTTCGTGGGTAATCACCCACATTTTTGCTAAACAAGTGCTTAGAATCACCGTGTCAGCACTTGATTTCAAAACCTTTTCTAATTGCTTGCCTGCACTTCGGTTTTCTTAGTTTTTCTTCGTTTCGTTTTCGATTTGATCGCCTAATCTTTTCCAAGCTCTATCAAATTCATCACGTTGGATTTCTCTGCTATGTAATTGCCTTGCTAATTCCATACCTCTACGCATGAATCTAGCAAAGTGTGTTTTTGCTTCCATTCCTAACCCTCCATCATGTCATAAAGTAGGGCGTAGTGCTTATCTGGGATTCTGTCCAAGGCTTTCAAGCCGTCATGTTCTGCTTTTTGTCTGGTTTCCGCCTTGACCGTACTATCAAAGGCGATAGAAAAAGCATTCAGCATTGCCTTATAGCGGTCTACACTCTTCAAATAGCGCCCACGGTCTGACAATTCCTTGTCTTCCAGTTCCTCTTTTACCGAATCGTCCAAGAGTGCAAACTTGGAGTACACCCCTTTTTCCACTTCAAATCCTAGACGCTTGTTTTGTCTCAGATTGTAAAGGTTGACCCTGCAACTCTCCAAGTTGCGGTAGCCTAATACTCCAGCAATTTCTTCTAAATTTTTTCCCTCTAATTCGGACAATTTTTCAGCAATATCCTTGAATTTTACTGCTTGATGTTGTTTTCCCATTGTATACCTCATTTTTTGGGTACGCAAAAAGCGCACTCTATTTCTGTGTTTGACAAATAAGAGTACGCATGATAAGATATTTACGTACCTCATTCGTGGGGGCTAAGTCTGTTACGTTATCGCTTTGGTCGGTTGAGAACGTAGCAGGCTTCTTTTATTTTTGTGACTTTAAAAGTTGAATGCCTTTAACTATCGTGTCAGCTTTAGAAATATTCAAACTGTCAGCAACTTCTTGAATTTCGTTGTATTCGTCTGCTGTCAGTCTAACCTCTAATCGTTTATCACGCTTAGCATTTCCCTTTATAGGTCTTCCTGTTCTTGGGCTCATTATATCACTCCTTTACTTTTGCCCGTGCTTTTATTATATACTTATGCACGGTATAATGTCAACCCCTAAACCGAAAAAAATTTAAAATCTTCCCAGCGTACCTTATTTTATTTTCAATGTACTAGCGGAAACCGCTGTATTATGCTATAATCAAGGTATAGAAAAAATATCTATACCCTGAATCTTGTCGCTTGCTTCGGTCGCCAAACTCTCCGCAAGTGACTTTTTTTGTTGCCTTTTTTCATGCTTTCTTCCCTGTCTGGGGGCTATAAAGCAAGTCTTTACTTTCGATAAGATCCAGAATCCAGCTGAATCCCTGCTCCATCGTTTCAAGAAATGCGCCCAGGTCTTCACTGTCCAAATCCTCGTAGTTCATACAAAGATATTCGGCTAGTTGTCTGTCTTTCTCAACTAGCTTTTTAAAATCCTTAAAATACTTGGGAATTTCTAACCCCTTGGCATTTGTAACTGTCTTAAAATCATTTTCCATTTTCTATACCCCTATGCTTTAAAAATTAGTTCTTTAATTTCTGAATATCTCATATTCAAGTTGATCATCGCTATTGCCATATCTTCCAAACGTTGGTAGTTTGTCAGTTCATCACTTGTTAAACTGTCAATACCGTTTCCACTTTCTCGCTCTTGCATGAGTTGGGACTTGTTTTTCCCAGTCGCTCCCTTTAGCAGTAGGTTTGTAAGAGTGCTATAGGCATGCTGAGGCGCTTTCTCCCATGATTTGATAGCTTCGGTTAAGGTCTTGCGCTTTGGCTTTTCCAGTTCCCTTTGAAGATAGCGTTTAGAAAGTTCATCACGCATTTCAAAGAATGCTTTGACTAGGTTCATTTTGAATTGCCGTACTGGTTCGGTATTCTTTAGATAAGTGATCAGCAAGGTTGCCTGTTGCTCATTCAGAAGATAGATTTTTTTCGGTTGCCCTCTCTTATCTAATTTATGGATTTTAAATCCAAGTATTCCCAACGCTTCAAAATCAGCTTTATTGTCTCTGACTAAGCGTGTAATAGTATGATGCTGTACTTCAGCACATTCGGAGATGATTTCGCTCGTAGTATACGGCTCTTTCTTGCCGTCCATGTAAACCAGTTCCATTGGTTCACTCCTTTCTTCTTTTGTCAGTGCTTGCCACCTAAAACAGTACCAAGGTAAAGCATGAGATATACTTCAGGAGAATAGTTCCTTAATACTGCCATAGGTAGCAAGCAAAGTAGTCTAGTAAATAGTTAGCTATATCCGTTCATCAATCCCCAGTGGTAAAGCACCACATGAGAAATCTGTAAATGTAGAGTAGTATTACGATTAGTTCGCTCCTTTCTAATAATCTTCAGCAAGCCACTGCATGGCTTTTTGATAAATGCTAGGCTTTACTTCGCCACCGTCTCGGATTTTTCTGTAAGTAATTGGATTCACTCCAATTTCCTCGCTTGCTCTTTTAGCAGTCAAATTCTTGTCCGCTTGCTTTCGGCGAATGGCTTTTGCTTGTGTTGAGGTGATAAGCAATACAGTTCCCTCCTTTCTCGTTTGTAAAGTTTATCTTTACTTGAACCAAGTATATAATGTTTTTCTTTACTTGTCAAGAGGAAATAAACAAAAACTTTACAAAAGTTTTTTTAGAGGTTATAATTTAACTGAGGTGGTAAAATGTCAACAATAAAAAATAGGCTAAAGATTCTAAGAACCGACGAGGGAATAACTCAAGATGAATTAGCTCAAAAAATAAATGAAAAACTAAAAGAAAACGAAAAACCAATATCCAAAATGGTGATATCTAATTGGGAAAATAATAAACATAGTATCAAACCAGATAAAGCCCAGCTACTCGCTGACCACTTTGGAGTAAGTACAGGTTTCTTACTAGGATTTGGAACTATGGAAGAGGAATTGGAATACGATAAAAAAGAGATGTATAAGCTTTTCCAAAAAGAAGATGATGCGCTACTAAGCCTAGGATATTTATTATCTGATAATGATATAGAATATATATTACAGTTAATTCATCTATTATCATCAAAAAATGAGGCATATTTTTGGAAATCCTTTGAATTGAACGATCCAAATAAACTTCCAATATTTGAAAATTCGTATTCTTCATTTTCAGAAGTATATCCTGACTATCTGGACAAATTACAAAAAAAGTACAATCAATACCTAGAAGAAATGTCAAAAAAGAACAGAAAAATTAAAAATCATTAATAGTCCCCCTATCCCATAGGTCTATTGTGCAAAAATGGGCAAAATTGACAAATAGAAAGGAGAATCATGGACTATGGAACAATACAGAAGAGATATTTTAAAGGTGAGGAACAATGGATATCAAAAATAAGAAAATACTAAAATCAGCTAAAAATTTTGAACAAATTTACTCAATATCACAATCAAATAGACGAAGCAATAAGTTTAATTTTTTACCAAATTGGCTAGATAAAGAATCAAACTTATTTTTGGAAGAGGTAAATCATTGTAAAAAATCCTATCACAGTTTCAAACGAGGTTCCTTAATTTTTGTAGATTTTGGAATCAATATTGGTTCTGAATTATCAAATAGACACTGGGCCGTTGTCCTAAATAAAAATGATTCTCCAAAATCAAGAAATCTGACTGTACTTCCAATCAGTTCAAAAGAAAAAAAGTTTTCTGTTATGATTGACGAAGTTATACAACAAAAATCCAAAAGATTCTTACTACCTATTCTTGACAAAGTTGGTTTTGATTATTTTTCAATCATTCACTATGCACTTACAGAAATTACTCCTTTTGATTTAGGGAGTGCAGAAGAAATCTATCAGGAACTTTTGATTCAATACGGAGATGTTTACAATTCAGAATCAGCTAAAGAAATCTATGACAACGGTGTAGGGATGGAAAAGGTGGAAAACACTACTAAAAAATTAAAAGATCTTGTTAACCATTATCAACGATTTAATAAAATTTCCTACGCAAAATGTGACCAGATAAAAACGATTAGTAAAGACAGAATCATTTACATAAACGAATTGGATCCTTGCGGAAAATTGAAAGTAAACAATGACACCCTAGATAGAATTGATACAAAATTAAAAGAACTTTACCTAAAAGATTGACAGCTATTAAAATTTAATCTATAATTAAGTTACTTAGAGGTTTACCCTCATATTTTTTAAACTTTGAGCCTCAGCGCTCCAGGGAAGTAGCTTAGTTGTTACTTCCTTTTTATTTTCTAAATAAAACTCTTGAAATACTGGGGCTTTTTAAAACCCTCATATCAGCCCCATATCCGCCTTGTTTCCTATTCTGGTACAATTTACCATATGACTGCTTAAAATCGAAAATAAGGGGGTTTTCGTAGTTCCTCGCATGGTATAAACTTAAAACCTTTTCTAATTGCTTGCCTGCTGATGGAAAAGGAGTAAAACCATGAAGATTACAGAGTACAAAAAGAAAGATGGATCAGTAGTTTACCGTTCCAGCGTATATCTTGGCATCGATACCGTAACAGGTAAGAAAGTCAAGACAACTATTTCAGACATAACCAAGAACAGACTCAAAAGCAAGGCTATCCAAGCCAAGGTAGAGTTTGAAAAAAACGGCTCAACAGTCACAAAAACCGCTAATGTTACCACCTATCAGGAATTGACGGAACTCTGGCTAGAAAATTATTGCCATACAGTCAAACATAGCACCCTTATAGGCGCAAAAAACAACATAAAAAAGTATCTCCTACCAGCCTTTGGAGACTACAAACTAGATAAACTAACACCCCCAACCATTCAACACCAGGTAAACCAGTGGGCAATAGATTACAATCAACTAGGAAAAGGTTATCAGCAATATAACCAGCTTCATGCCTTAAATAAACGCATATTATCCTATGCCGTTTCCTTGCAAGTCATTGCTTCAAATCCAGCTAGTGATATCATCGTCCCACGGCGCAAACCCAAAGAAGGGCAAAAACTGAAATATCTGGATGACGACAATTTGAAAAAATTCTTAGATTATCTGGATCAGTTGCCAAACACTTACAAAAATTTCTCCGATACAGTGTTATATAAGACACTCCTAGCGACTGGTTTGCGTATTCGTGAGTGTCTAGCCTTGAAATGGTCTGATATTGACCTACAAAACGGTAGCATTTCAGTTACCAAGACTTTGAACACCCTAAAAGAAATCACTAGCCCTAAAAGTAAAAGTAGCATTAGAGAAATAGCACTGGATACCAAAACGGTACTCATGCTTCGGCTCTATAAAGCAAGACAATCCCAAATAGGTAGGGAAATAGGGGTAACTTTTGAAAAAGTGTTCTCTGATACCTTTGACAATTATAGAGAAGCTGGAGCGCTCAGATTCAGACTAGAAAAGCATTTAAAACTGGCTGGATGTCCTCGTTTGAGTTTCCACGCTTTCCGACACACCCACGCTAGTCTATTGCTTAATGCTGGCCTACCATACAAAGAAATCCAAACACGGCTAGGTCATTCTAAAATTTCAATGACTATGGACATCTATAGTCACCTATCCAAAGACAATAAGAAAAAGGCGACTTCCTTTTATGAAAAAGCCATTGAGAATCTACAAAGTTCCTAAAAAGTTCTTAAAATTCATCATTAAGGGACAAAAAACGGCTATATCAAAGGGTTTCAGCTTTTTCTCACATTTTGAGTTATAATAGAACTATGAAAATCACAAAACTTGAAAAGAAAAAAAGACTCTATCTGATGGAACTTGATAATGACGACAAATGCTATATCACCGAAGACACGATTGTTCGTTTTATGTTATCAAAAGATAAGGTGATAAGCGAAGAGGAATTGAAGGAGATTCAGGACTTTGCCCAATTTTCTTATGGTAAGAATCTAGCCCTCTATCACCTATCCTTTAAAGCTCGCACTGAAAAAGAAGTCAGAGAATATCTGAAAAAATATGATATTAATGAAAAAATAGTTTCTCAAGTCATTGCTAATCTTAAAGAAGATAAGTGGATTAATGATAGCCAGTACGCTTATGCTATCATCAATGCCAATCAACTTTCAGGAGACAAGGGGCCTTATGTACTGACTCAGAAATTAGCACAAAAAGGAATTTCAAAATCTACTATAGAAGAGATTCTAAAAGAATTTGATTTTTCGGAAGTTGCTCAACGTGTAGCTAATAAACTATTGAAAAAATATGAGGGAAAACTTCCAGCTCGTGCCTTGCAAGATAAGATTATCCAGAACCTGACCAACAAGGGCTTCTCTTACTCTGATGCTAAAGTTGCCTTTGACGAGTTGGATAGTCAAGTTGACCAAGAAACGACTCAGGAACTCATCTTCAAGGAACTTGATAAGCAATATGCCAAGTATTCCCGAAAATATGAAGGATACGAACTTAAACAGCGTTTAACCCAAGTTTTAGCACGAAAGGGCTACGATTTTTCGGATATAGCAAGCGCTCTCAGAGAATATCTTTAATATTTTCATGTAAAATTCACAGATTTTAGGCAATTTTATGGTACAATAGTAAACGATAAACTTATAAATTGTAGAAAGTTGGTTAGTTATGAAGCTTCCAAAAGAAGGCGACTTTATTACAATTCAAAGTTATAAGCATGATGGGAGTCTCCACCGAA